AAAATCCTCAGAAAAATTACCTGATCCATCAACGAAGTTTTCTACAGGCTGTGTTGCAGTTTCCTCAACAGAGGGTGCTTCGACAGGTGTCTGTTCTTCCATACTACTCCTTATGTTATTTTTTTTATCGCTGGTAACGACTGCTCATCATTCTGCGAACAGCACGTAAACCAGAAGATTTCTTTTTCTTTTTCTTTTTGTCAGATTGAGACATAGCTTCTAAAAGTTTAGTCATAGTCCCAGTAGATTTTTTGCCACCGACTAATGTTCTATCTTTAGCGGCCTTAGCTAAAGGCTTCATAGCTTCAGCAACTCTTGGGTCTGCTTTAGACATAACAGTTCTAGTACCACGAGCAGTTTTTTTCTTAATCGTTGCTACTGGCTTTTTATCTCTATCTTTAATTTTTTGTTTTATTTCTTTTGTTTTTTCAGTAGGACGCATTCCCCTAGAAGTTTTTTTCATAGAAGATTTTATAGCTTCTTTATCTTCTTTCTTTTGTTTAGCACGTGCTATTTGACCGCTTGTAACACGATTACCTTTTCTACTTTGATATTTAATTTTAGCCATTACCACTTTACCTTATCTGCCCAATATGCCGCACTCATCTTGCCTTTAGCAATGTTTCTGCGATGCCGAGCCTTGAATGATTTACGTTTCATCTTCATACGCTTTGACTCGCCCGACTTAGGCTTGCCTGCTGTAGAAGCTCCCTGTTCTCCAAATCTTATAGTCTTAACTTTGTCACCAACCTTAGCCACAACAACGTGTGACTTCTTGGGATGACTTGGTGTACGCTTAGGTTTGTTGTAACCAGACACACCAATACGTTGTAATATTGTATCTTTAGCCATCTTCTCCTACCACCATTGCTTCTATATATAAATAAAAATCACGCATAGCATTACGATATGCACACTCTTGATGAGACAATGACGCACCCGTAGGCTCATCCATTGCCGAAAACTTTCTTAAATCCTTTAATACCTCTTCGCCATCTACATTTTGAAATGTACGAAAGTAATGGCTAATAAGTTTTCTGTTATCATCTAATGACATATTACTCTTCCATTTGTGCTATTACACTTGTCGGGTCAACCTTGCCACTTAATTTTTGTGTAGCATCAGCCATAGCGGGCATCATCTGCATTTCACGCATCTGTTCAGCCTTTTGCTCTTGTATCTCACGCTCACGTAAAACCTCTTCTGGGTCTTTTAATGCGTTCATACTAGAACTGTTTGCATACCATATTTCACGGAACAACTTGTCGGGCTGTACGTTTTGTAGTGACTGCATCATAGCGGGATTCATTTGAGCAAGCTCACCAAATACACGAAGCGTATTAATAGCACCCATAGTTTCAAAAGACTTAGTAGCCAAAGATAAACGTCCTACGTAATCAATCTCGTAGTTAGGATCATCCTGTAACTCTTGTGGAAGCTCTGGCAATAGATTCTTTTTAGCTAGCATATAATAAACGTGTTCCATTACTGGAGTTACGTGTTCTTCTACATAACGAGAAACAAACGGAGCAAGAGTCATTAAGTCTGTAGTCATACGCTCTTGTACTTCTGTAGCCGTCATATTTCTGTACTGATCTAGCGGACGGAATAAATGATTAAAGAACATACGTTTAATTTGTTGCTCATGTAATTCATACTGCTGATAAGCAATACCTGCATCACCGCCCGGAGCTAAACGCTCTGGCTTACCATTGGGGTTGGTTGCACGCCACTTAATAATCGCACCCGCACGGCCACTAATGCCACTAACGCTATCGTCATCTGGAACTAGCCACTGGTTGTTTGCGTGTTGCTCGGCAGATATAATCATAGAACGGTAGATAACGTTGGTTCTTCGTGCCGTACCCAATACCATACTCATAGGAGATCGGCCATATACCTCGTCATTACCTACCGTAAATCTTGATACTTTGTATGGGTTGTAGTCAAATCCACTTTCTTTTACAATCTGCCCAGATTCACGGCTAACGTGATACGATGCAAACTTTTTATCAATAGACTTTTTACCCTTAACATTGTAGTTAACACGAGGTGTAACCATATTAACGAATGTATATTTTTTATCTGCGTTAGACTCTACATCGTTTAAAACGTGAGAAAGGTTTGCTGATTCTAATGCTTCCGCACCAAACTTCTGCAAGGCCTGACGGGGTGTTAGTTTGTATTCACGAGCAACTGTATCTACAAAGCCAAGATGGTTTTCCTCGATACGAATGTTATTTACAATAAAGTTTCTAAATCTAATAATATGTTTATCATCTTCCTCTAGTGTTAAACAGTTAGTACCAAATGCACCTAAACATAAAAGAGATTGAAACTCTTCCTGTGCAAAATTAGAACCCAAAAGAACTTGATGTATACTGCGGCTAACTTGTTCAAAATAATTTGCAACATTTTCATTCTGCATCATCATTGGATTTGGATGCCGATACCTAGCCCACACAGTATTTGGCGGGAATAGATGAGAAAATAATCCTGCGGCAAAGTTATAGTTAGCCTCGATACACGTATCAATCATACGCTGTGGTGGTTTCTCTTGTCCACCTACACGGATTTGATTTATATTGTCGTTAGATGGAAAAGCCCAGTCTGCACATTCCTGCCAAAGTGTCTCCCAATTACCAATCACATTAGAGTTCATGGTGTCGTATCGCTTGATAATATCTCTACCTGTCATTATTCACCCGCAGGGTTAAGTCCTATGTTAAAAGAAGAATCCATAAGTGTTTTCTTTTTCTTTTTCTTTTTAAGTGGGGATGTTAATATTGTAGATGATACACCCATTTTTCTCTCCGCTACATCTTGCAAGTAGTCAGCCTGTGAAACAACATCTATTTCTTCAGCAGGTGCGGGTGGTTGTAATACTTCAGGTTTTTTATATTTAGTTATTTTTTTACTTTTTTTTCTTCGCACCTATGGCTCCCATAAATTTTTGAAAATTAAAAAGACGTATATTGTCATCGCAACGTTCATACGCCAAATATTTTAATGGTTTTACTAAATTAAATCCTTCTACAATATTACCTGCGTATATATATACATACCAAGTATCCGCTTTGTCAAGTTTATTATAAGTATTTTTTTTTATATATTCTGAATAAGTTTTGTACGCACAAATAAAAAATTCATTATCGCTATGAACTATACCGTGTTTTGAACAAAAATCTATTATTTGAAAAAATTCTTCCTCATCATCATAACAAGCCTTTGCTATAGAATATGGATTAGAATATGAGGTAGTCATCTCTAATAAACTCTGGCGTTCTGTTTCTTTTTACTCCCAAGTATTCGTAAACCATTTTATTATGCATAGCCATAAACATCATTCTGATTGCATCAGCACCGTGCGAATGTTCGTTATGTAAGATTTTACCCGTTGTCGGATTCCATTGATAGTTGGTGAGGTGATCCAATAAGCCTTCAAGCGACATATTAATTTTGCAACTAGGAAGATGCCGTCTGACAATTTCGATGTCATCTCTGACCGAATTGGTTTTTGGGATAGGTCTAGCTTCAAAGCCATATTGCGTGCGACAAAAGTCCAGTATATTAGTACCCGTATTACCCATACGTTTCTTTGAGTCATGGGGCATAAAATGTCCTGCGTACTTGTATCCTTTTTCTTCGATGATGTCGAGGTAGTGCTTGATGTCGTGTCCTGTGTTTTCATAGTAATCTATTATCTCCACCTGTTCTGCGTTAATGTGAGCAAACACAATAGCCGTAGGGTCATCCATTCCTAAATCCCAAAAGGTATATACAGGCCTATTCGTTTTGCTTATATCACATATGTTTCCTGAGTCGTATAATTTTGTCATCTCATAGCCATACACCGAGTTAGCCACATCAGCTACAGCTTCGTTTAAATACTCCTGTCTAGCCAGTGAGTACGAAATCATCTTAGAGTCTACACGATCTTGTATGTTCAAGTACGTCAGCCCTGTCAATGGGTCTATCTCACCCAAAAGCTCTGGGTTTAGATTCATCTCATCCCCCACCCAACAATATCTCTTGGTTACATCTGGTGTCAACCACTCGCAAAACCAGTCGGGGTTGTCTTTGTTAGCCTGATACATCTGGTGCAACTGATTCTTTTTGCCACGCATCGTGCCGTTCATAATAATAAAAGAGTCTCCCTCATCCAAAATCGGAGCCAAAAATCCTGTTACCTCCTCTTTGTGCAACGAGAACTCACTCAAAGCGTAGCCATAACCACCCTGCCCTACAAAGTCTAGATTATCCGTTCCACTCATATTGACTGTACTCCCATTAATCAACGTAAGTTTAAGGTCTGTATTATTCTTGTTTACCACAATCTCTGGCGGGAATATTAAATCAATAAGGTGGCCACTCTTTTTACCTATAGTTACAATATTATTCCATATCGCACGTTCAGCCCACTTGCGAGTTGGGAAAAGATAGTAATAACTACCCACCCTCTCCATTGCTTTCTTTGAAAGAATACTAGCAGTCGTAACATCTTTACCGTGCCTACGTGGGTGGCTTATCAGTATATTCCTAGCACCGTTATCTAGAGCCTCCCAAGCACCCATCTGATAACCTCTAGGCTTTAGTTGGGGTAATCTTACCCTTCTAGTTCCCATACCGCCTCAGCAAAGTTTACAGACTCAATAACAATATCTGCCGTATCTTCCGTTAGCCCCGCCAGTTTAGCCAACTTATCAGAGGCCTGTGCGTTGCCTTTAGCACTCTGGTCAAATAAATGCTCCATTACCGTATCCCTAAGCCCATCCTTGTCGGTTAAGTCTATATTCGTATTCTTAACCTTTTCAGACTTCCTACGAAACTCAGCCAACTCCTGAGCATACGCCCACAACTTTTTGTTATCATCGCTCTGCAAATCAGCGTATATACTCTGTGCGTTCATTTACCCTTTGCACTCCAATCAATCTCGTCATAGTTGGCTTTATACGCCTCTTTATTAAACTTCATACAGTTGTAGTTATCCCCCGCCCTAGTCTTAGACTTCTTCCAATCCTTTTCATCCTGAGCCTTCTGAGTAAACTTATACGGTAGGTTCGCCATCTTCCATCTCCTTCAAAAAACAATCCATACATATCCTTTTAATAATAAATCCAGACTCATCCAGTATTTCAAATATAGGATTCTCTTCCAAATCTACTATCCCACAAACATCACAAGTCATCTGGTGTATCTACCTCCATCACTTTTTCAAAGTCTATCCCACAATACGGACAGTATTTAGGGTCATTAATCCCCATAGGCATCTCGTGTACAAAAAAATAATTCTCACAATTATAACACTCAAAGTAAGATAACTCATCTATTAACATATTACATAGCTACAACATACCCTGCCCCACCGTCAAGAAATTTTTCAAATTTTTGCAGAGTTTTGTTGGGGTCTAAACTACACTGCCGACACGCTCCTCCTCCCCGACCCTACCCCCCTCGACACCCCCTGCCCCAAGTCCGACCAGACCCGACCCGACCTGCCTAGACCTTCCGGCCCGAACCATCTCATCCGTGAAACCCATCTAAAGCTGGCACATCTCTAGCACGTGCGTGCGTGCGTAGGGCGAGATATTCTCAGCGGGCGGAGTCTAATCAATCGATGTTCTCTCTCTATATGGGGATGTGTATATGTCTCTTATTTTATGGGGTGAAAAAAAGTTAAGATTTTTCTGGGTGATGGGTTCCGAGTATGCATAATTAAATCATCGGGCGTAGCTAACGACCCACACAAACAAAGGAGTAAAAAATGAAAGCAATTGAGACAGAGCAAACAATGAAGATCAAAGATGTGCCGAATGGCGAGTACGTGAAGCTATTCAGAGCAGGCAAACCAACCAATAAAACCTACTCGAAGATCGGCTACGATAGATGCGAGAAAGCCTACCGAATCGATGACGAGGACGATATAAGCGTCTGCCGATACGTAAAGGGTGATGCGTTGGTGTTGGTTGGGTTCACATATTAATTTAATTAAAACAGGAGATAAGCAAATGAGTAAATACGTTATATTAGTTGATAAAATAGACTACGACAATAAGATAAGAAAAATGCACACAGGAACATACGATTACGAAACCGCATCATACATATACGCCAATGAAAAGGCAGAGGGATGGCGGGTTTATATGCAAACAGAGGTAGAGTTTAAAATAAATCGAATGCATGAAATGGCACAGGAATTAGATAAATATAGATTTGTATAAATCGAAACGGGGTTCGCCCCGTCTAGCGGATTGGTGACCGCTACTGATGAGATAGCCGATTTAAATTAAAAGGAGACAAGCAAATGACAAAAAATGAAATAATCGAAACAATTAGAATCAGAAGAGAACGAAATCAAAAGATCGCATCAATACAGGAATTTATTGATGACACCTACAAGCAAATGG